CACGGCATCTTCGTGCTGATCGAGACGCCGCTGGCCTTCGTCGATCAGGTCGTCGTCCCGAACCCCGCGGACTGGCTGCCGTTCCTCTCCCGCCATCTCGCGCCGCTCATCGCGGTCGCCAACCAGAGCGCCATGATCGCGCTGCACACCAAGATCGCCAACGCCTTCATCGCCTGGGCGCGCCATGGCGAAGGCAGCCATGTCGATCGCGAAACGGGTCAGAGCCGGATCGATCTCGATCGGGACCAGGAGCGGCGTCGACTTGAACGGATGCGAGCGACGCGGGGAGGTGGCGCATGAAACGCAATCGCCATATCGGTCTCGAGCGCCGCGACGGATCTGACGTGGGCCGCGATCCGCGCGCCCTGTCAGCCAATGATCTGCAGCAGTTGGGTCACGCGCGCGTATCGCCGCTTCGGGCCCTACGCCTCAAATGCCTTGATTGCTGCAATGATTCTGCGCAGGAAGTGCGGCTCTGCACGGCCGTGGACTGCCCGAGCTGGCCGTTCCGGATGGGCAAGAATCCGTGGCGTGCGCCGCTGAGCGCTGAGGCGCGGATGCAGCGTGCAGCGACCATGAGCCATAATCGCGCGTTTGCGGCTGCGAAGCCTGATAAAACTCAGGCCCAAATCGACGCCTCGGGTTTCGATGAGGGTGAGGTGCCGGACGGTGCGCTTACCGAATTTCTCCCCATAGAAAACTGCGGCAACGACGGAGGTGCGTCATGAAGGCGATGCGGTTCACACCCAAAGGCTATGGTGGTCAGCGCCGCGATCCCGATCAGGTCAAAAGCGATGGCTGGAAGGTGAGGAGGAACCGTCGCGCCAGTGGCGCGGCGAAAGTCCGACGAACGGGACTGCTGGCCGTCGCCATCGACGACGACCATCTGACCTGGCCCGAGCGCGAACTGGTGCGCCAGCTTGGTGAGAAACTGTACCGCAAACTCCCCGCGGTCCGGGAGGTGCGCAATGGCTGACTGGACCACAGGCCGTGTACAGGACCGTCTCGAGACCGCGGCGGACGTCTTCGCACAGCTGCCCGCAGTGAAGCCGATAGGGTATTTCAACGCATGGCCCGAATATCTCCACAGCTTCGCCGATCACGTGGGCCAGGAGCCGCAGATGAAACGCCCACGGCCTGGCCCGCGCATGATCACCGAGGCCGAGGAGGCGATGCTGTGGCTGCGCTGGCTGGAGCGCGACGACGCCCGCATCGTCTGGCTGCGCGCCAACCGCAAGCCGTGGAAGAAGATCACCTGGGAGATCGGGCTCAGCCGCCCGGCCGCCAACCGGCACTGGCAATACGGCGTCGCGCTGATCACCTGGCGGCTCAACGGGCGGGTGCCGTCCATGAGACGATCGCGGCGCTTCGTGGTCGAGAACGCCGACCGGCTGTCAAGGAAAATCATCCTGTGAGGGAATTTTCGGAGAGACATTCAGGAGGGTTTCACGAACCGGCGCCGAGGGCTACAAACGGATATGATCGCACGAGACGTGACCCCAGGGACGGTGGCCTGCACCGCCGGCCTCCGGGGTCCAGCCGGGGTCCAGATGAGGTCGGAGGGAGAGACAGTTCGAAACCGGGCGAACGCCCGCCGCTTGACTGGACAAACTGTCTCCGCCGCCAGACAAGCCGTTGATTTTACGGTTCCTTTTCGCGCACTTCCTATGCTGGCGGGCGAAGCGCGCAATTTCGCTAGCGTCAGGGTGATTTTTTTGGGAGTCCACCCCGGTCGGAGTCCACCCTGGGACGCCTGAAAACGACGTAAAATCAAAGGCCTGACTGGACTCCGCAGGTGGATACCTGCTGGACTCCGGAGTCCGGTTTGGAAGCCATTACTGGGGTCCACCTGCGGAATCCAGCTGGACCCCGCCCCCAGAAGCCACGGTGCCGCCCCTCGATGGGCGCGCGCCAACCAATCGAACAGGATCATCCTCATGACCCTCGCCTTCGCCCCTGAGCGGATCGAGCACTGGCCGCTTGCGCGCCTGCAACCTTACGCGAAGAACGCGAAGGTGCACGGCGCGGACCAGGTTTTGAGGCTCGCCGCCAGCATGGCCGAGTTCGGCTGGACCGTGCCCTGCCTCGTGGGCGAGGACGGCGAGTTGATCGCGGGGCACGGGCGCGTGCTGGCCGCGACGCAGTTGGGGCTGACCGAGGCTCCGGTGATCGTTCTCGGGCACCTGACCGAGGCGCAACGGCGGGCCTACCGCATCGCCGACAACCGGCTTGCCGAGAGCCCATGGGACGAGGCGCTGCTGTCGGCCGAACTGAACGAGTTGCTGGCCGAGGATTTCGACCTGTCGCTGGTCGGCTTCTCCGACGGCGAGTTGGACAAGCTGCTGGCCTATGTGCCGGAAGGCGAAGGCGAGGATGGTGCTGGCCCGGGTGGCACAGTGCCGCCGGTGACCATCCCCGAACCGCCGCGCAACCCGGCGTCGCGCACGGGCGATCTGTGGATCCTCGGCGACCACCGGCTGCTTTGCGGCGACAGCACAAGCCATGCGGACGTGCGCCGACTGATGAACGGCGAGCGCGCAGTGCTGTTCGCGACCGATCCGCCGTATCTGGTGGATTATGACGGCTCGAACCACCCGACCCGCAACAAGGACTGGTCGGCGTCCTACGGGACGACATGGGACGACAGTTCGCAGGGGGCGGAGCTCTATGACGGGTTCATCGCCGCCGCCGTCGCCGAGGCCATCACCGAGGACGCCGCCTGGTACTGCTGGCACGCCTCGCGCCGCCAGGCGATGCTGGAGGCCTGCTGGGAAAAAGCCGGGGCCTTTGTGCATCAGCAGATCATCTGGGTGAAAGACCGCGGGGTTCTGACCCGGTCGCACTACCTCTGGAAGCACGAGCCCTGCTTCATGGGCTGGCGCCGCCCGAACCGCCCGCCGAAGGTGGCCGAGCAGACGCTGCCCTCGACCTGGGAAATGCCCAGCTTCGCCAAGGACGAGCGGCCCGACCACCCGACGCCCAAGCCGCTGGACGCCTTCGGGATCCCGATGCGCCAACACGTCGCGCGGGGTGGGCTCTGCTACGAGCCGTTTTCTGGCTCTGGCTCACAGATCATGGCGGGCGAGGCGAACGGCCGCCGCGTCTTCGCGATGGAGATCAGCCCGGCCTATGTCGATGTTGCCGTGGAGCGCTGGCAGGCGGAAACCGGCAAGGACGCGATCCTCGACGGCGACGGTCGGACCTTCGCGGCAGTGAAGGAAGAGCGGCTGGGCGACAAGGCCGATGCCGCCGCCTGATGGCCGTCTACTACAACGATGCCGATCCCGCGGCCTGCGAATGGCTGCGGGAACTGATCGCCGCCGGCCACCTTCCGGCTGGCGAGGTGGACGAACGGTCCATCCTCGACGTGAAGCCGTCCGACCTGCGGCGCTTCACCCAATGCCATTTCTTCGCCGGGATCGGCGGCTGGCCCCATGCGCTGCGCCTCGCTGGCGTGGCCGAGGATCTGTCCGCCTGGACCGGCTCGCCACCCTGCCAGCCCTTCAGCCAGGCCGGGCAGCGCAAGGGACAGAACGATGACCGCCACCTCGCGCCAGCCTTCCTGCGCCTCATCGCCGTCTGCCGACCGGAACTCGTCTTCGGCGAGCAGGTCGCGAGCGCGGCCGTGCTCGGACGCGTTGGCAGAAAGCCTGGCGCGGCGGTTGAGGGCCCGGCTGACTGGGCGTGGTTCGACGCTCTGGCGGCTGAGCTGGAAGCGGCATCTTACGCCGTCGCGGCGGCCGATCTGCCGGCTGCGGGCATCGGTGCCCCGCACATCCGCCAGCGGCTCTTCTTCGGCGCTGTCGCCCTGGACACTGCCGAAAGCGGGCTGGCCGTCTCCGACGGTCGGGAATGGCGCGGGCGGGCAGAGATGGCCGCAGGGGACCTCCGCCTCCGGCCGGACGTCGGACGGGCGGAAAGTCACCGTGGCGCTACCGGGCGTGGCGCAGCTGGCGGGCTGGGCGACGGCCTCGGCGCGGGACCACAAGGACGGATCGGAATGCAGGGCGGTGCCGATCAACGCGCTGCTGGGCCGGCAGGTCTGGCTGGCGGGCTGGCCGACGGCGATGGCGGGCTCGCCCGCGACGGCAGCGTACAACGCGGCCGGCAACACCGATGCGAGTCGCAGGACGGTGAAACTTGTGGATTGGTCGACGGCACCGAGCCCACCGGGGCCAATGCGACGGACGGCGTCTGGCGAGATCCAGACTGGCTCCTCTGCCGGGATGGCCGCTGGCGGCCCGTTGAGCCCGGAACATTCCCGCTGGCTGATGGGATATCCGGCCGCATGGGGCTTCTGCGGGGCTACGGCAATGCGATCGTGCCGCCGCTCGCGGCGGAGTTCGTGATGGCGTTCATGGAAAGCATGCCGGAGGGGCTACGATGAGGCAGAGCCGCACCATGTCGATGGTCGAGGCTGCGACGAACGTGGTTGTCGGCTATGGTCTGGCCATCGCCACGCAGATCGTCGTGTTCCCGTGGTTCGGGATCGAGACAGGGCTGGCCGAGCACATGACCATCGGCCTCGCCTTCATCGGCGTGTCGCTGGCACGGGGTTACCTGCTGCGTCGGCTGTTCGAGCGCTTGCGCGGCTGACGGACTTTCCACTGGCAGGTGGTCTGTCGTGCTGTTAGCCATTCGATATGTCCGAAGGCTGGCGACACATCGAGATCACCGATCACGGCACGATCGTCGTGCTGCGCCCGATTTCCGACGAAGCGCGCGACTGGTTCGATGAGCATGTCGGCGAGCCCGATCCGGGCGGGGTCTACACCTGCGAGCCGCGCATGGCGCAGGATATCCTTCAGGCCGCCGCGCGCGACCTCTTATCGTGGCAATGAAAGACCGCCGCCCTGTGAAGGACGGCGGCGAACTTCTGGGGTCTTGGTGAGCGGTCAGCCCTAAGCGATTTTATACACCCGCCCCCGATCCTCGACCTTCTCCGAGGTGATGGTCAGCCCGAGCCTTTTCTTGAGCGCGCCGGAGATTGCGCCCCTCGCGGTGTGAGGTTGCCAGTCCAGAGCTGCCACGATCTCGTCGATGGTCGCGCCGCCCTCGGCGCTCAGCATCGCGATCAGCGCGTCCTGCTTGGTGCCGCTGCGGCGGCGCACGGGCTGCGGTGTGGCCTCGGGCTCCGGCTGGCCGTCGTCCTGCGCGTCGGGCGGGTCGGTGATTCCGAGGGTGGCGTAGGCCAGCGGGGTGGCGCGCAGGGTGATCGGCCCGCGCTCTTCGTCATGCCGGTACACGGTGTTGAGGTCAGTGGCTTCGATTTCCTCGATGAGCCCGCGTTTCAGCAGGCTCTTGCAGACATTGCCGACCGCGCCGCCTTTGAGGGTGGTGGTGACGGGGAACACGGCCCCGTCGTCGCGCGCGCAGGCGGCGCTGAGGATCACGAGCTGGGCGTCGGATAGCTGGATCTGGGTCATGGATGGTCTCCGGTTGCGGGCCGCGCGGGGTGCGCCGCCTTCTACCGGGTGAAGCCCGCCATCGAGGCGGGCCGTCCTTGGTCAGGGTCCGGAGGGGTTACCCGGCGTATTCGCCCTCGCCAAAGGCGCTGTCGGTGATGCGCTTCAGCAACCCGTTGTAGTGCTCGAGCGTGCCGACCATGGCCCAGCCCACCTCGTCGGGATGGCAGTTGAAGTGGTCGTCGCTGAGCGCCTGCAGACGGGCGAGCCGTTCGTCGATTTCGGCCTTCTTGCCGATGAAGGCGGCGAGTGCGGCTTCGCGGTTCCGCCTGGCCTTCTCGGCGCGGAGTTGGTGGCGGGGCGTGGTTTGCGGGTTCAGGCTGGTCATGGCGTGGCTCCGTGTGGTGAGTTGCATCGTGCTTGTGCAATCAGAATCGCTCCGGGGCGGAACACAATCAACGGAAATCGCAGCAATAACATTGCTTTATGTCGCGCGGAGCGAATCATGCAGGGCCTGAGCGAACGCCAGTATGCCGCCCGCGCGGGCCTGTCGCGCGGGGCGATCCAGAAGGCCAAGGAAGCTGGCCGACTGGTCTTGTTTGCTGATGGCAGTATCGACGCCGATGCGTCGGACACACGGCGCGCCGAGATGACCGACCCATCGAAATCCCGCGCCGCGCCCAAAGCGTCCGCGACCGGCAAGTCCAAGCTGAAGCCGGTGCCCGAGGCCGCCGTCGCTGCGGTGGGGGACACGCTCAAGGAGCAGGGAATGGCCGCGCCGGCTGTCGGCGGTGGCACGACCTTCCTGCAGGCCAAGACCGCGAATGAGGTGTTGAAAGCGCAGGAACGCCGCATCCGGCTGCAAAAGCTGAAAGGCGAGTTGGTCGACCGCGCGCGGGCGGAAACCCTGATGTTCCGCCTTGCGCGCGAGGAACGCGATGCCTGGGTGACATGGCCTGCGCGTGTGGCGGCGCTGATGGCCTCGGAACTGGCGGCTGCCCTTGGAGAGGGGATCACGGTGGAGGCGGCGGTGATGCAGAAAGTCCTGGAAGCCCATGTCCGCGCCCAGCTCGACAGCCTCGCCGATATCCGCAGCGGCCTTGGGTGAGGATGTCGCGGGGTTCGATGGGGCAGACGACCTGCTGCGCGCCTGGTCGCGGGGCCTGCGGCCCGACCCGGACCTGACCGTGTCAGAGTGGGCCGACCGGCATCGCTGGCTGTCGTCGCGCGCCTCGGCGGAACCCGGGCGCTACAAGACCGCGCGCACGCCCTATATGCGCGAGATCATGGATGCGCTCTCGCCGGTCAGCCCGGTGCAGCGAGTGGTGTTCATGAAGGCCGCGCAGGTGGGTGCCACGGAAGCGGGCAACTGCTTCATCGGCTTTGTCATGCACCACGCGCCGGGGCCGATGCTGGCGGTGCAGCCGACGGTAGAACTGGCCAAGCGCAACTCGCGCCAGCGGATCGATCCTCTGATCGAGGAAAGCCCGGAGCTGCGCGACCGGGTCAAACCCGCACGCTCGCGCGACGCGGGCAACACGATGCTGTCGAAGGAATTCGCGGGCGGCATCCTGATCATGACCGGCGCCAATTCGGCGGTGGGGTTGCGCTCGACCCCGGCGCGGTATCTGTTTCTGGATGAGGTCGATGCCTATCCGGCCTCGGCCGATGAGGAAGGCGATCCGGTCAGCCTCGCGGAAGCGCGGTCGCTGACCTTCGCGCATCGCCGCAAGGCATTGTTGATCTCGACGCCCACCATCCGCGGGCTGAGCAGGATCGAGCGGGAATTCGAGGCCAGCGACCAACGGCGCTATTTCGTGCCCTGTCCGCATTGCGGGCATGTGCAATGGCTGCGCTTCGAGCGGCTGCGATGGGAGAAGGGTCAGCCGGACACGGCGGAATACCACTGCGAGGGCTGCGACACCGCTATCGCCGAGCACCACAAGACAGCGATGCTGGCGGCGGGCGAGTGGCGTGCGACCGCGCAGTCGCAAGACCCGCACACGGTGGGCTACCACCTCTCGGCGCTCTATTCGCCGATCGGCTGGCTCTCATGGGCGCGGATCGCGCGCGCCTGGGAGGCGGCACAGGGGTCGGACGAAGCAATGCGGGCGTTTCGCAACACCATCCTCGGCGAGACCTGGTTCGAGACCGGCGAGGCCCCGGATTGGCAGCGGCTGGCGGAGCGGCGGGAGACATGGAAAGCGGGCACCGTGCCTGCGGGTGGCCTGTTCCTGACCGCGGGCGCCGATGTGCAGAAGGACCGCATCGAGATCGACGTCTGGGCCTGGGGCCGCGGGCTGGAAAGCTGGCTGGTGGACCACGTCGTCATCGAGGGCGGTCCCGGCGATCCGACCTGCTGGCAGAAACTGACCGAGCTGCTGGGGCGTACATGGGCGCATGCCTCTGGCCAGCATCTGATGATCGCCAAGCTTGCGATCGACACGGGTTATGAGACCAGCGCGGTTTACGCATGGGCGCGGCAGGTGGGCTTTGCGCAGGTGGCGCCGGTCAAGGGGCTCGAGGGCTTCAACCGCGCCAGCCCGGTGACGGGGCCGACCTATGTCGACGCCACCGTGGCTGGCCGCCGGCTGCGCCGCGGCGCGCGGCTGTGGTCGGTGGCGACCTCGACCTTCAAGGCCGAGACCTACCGCTTTCTGCGCCAGGAGCGACCGACACAAGAGGAAATCACGGACGGGGCTTCGTTTCCGGCTGGAACGGTGCATCTGCCGACATGGGCCGATGGCGAATGGCTCAAGCAGCTGACGGCCGAGCAGCTGATCACAGTCAAGTCGAAGCGCGGCTTCACCAAGCTCGAATGGCAGAAGCTGCGCGAGCGCAATGAGGCGCTGGACTGCCGGGTCTACGCCCGCGCTGCCGCCTGGATTGCAGGGGCGGATCGATGGCCGGAAGCGCGGTGGGCAGAGTTGGCGCGGTCCTTCGCCGTGGAAACGGGCACATCCGCGCCCGATGGGACTGCGGGTTCTGCAACGTCGGCGCGCCCGTCTGCAAGGCGGCGGACAGTGCGGTCGAGTTACATGGGGTGAGATCGAGAAGCTACTGCAAGCAGCATTTTTTGAACTTCTTGCCGCTCCCGCAGGGGCAAGGATCATTGCGCCCCGCAGTCGGCGCGAGGTTGCGCACGAAATTGGCCATGGGGATCACGCGCGGATCAGGGTTTTCCTTCAAGGCTTTCTGCTTCTCGAAATAGGCATCGCTGTAGCAGTACCAGCGCGACAGCTCCTCGATGGCGTCTTCGATCAGGCCATGGCGATAGCGGGGGCTGGCGGGCATGCCCCCTGCCACGCGTGTGGCCTCCAGATTGCCAAGGAAATGCGAAAAGTCGCAGTAATCCCTTGGGATCAGCCCTTTGTCAAAGACCGCCCGCACGGTTTCAGTCATATCCTCCAGCCCAAGGTCAGCGACAACATCTGCCCAGCTGATCAAGAGGTTTTCCGGGGCCTTGGGCTGACGGGTGAGGAAGCTGCGGATGAAGCTCTCGATCTCGGGCCGCAGCGTCGGGTGCAATTGAGCGATCACAACGAGGGCGCACATCATCGCACCGCGCGCAAAATCATCGGCGCGTAGGTCCATGATTGACTCGAACAGCGGATCGAGGTCGCCATCGAAGGTGCCCGCGACCATGCGAAACGCGCTTTCGGTGACCGCATCACCCAGCGTCAAATCAAGCGTCCGCGTCGAGCGGCGCAGCAAACGCAACAGCGGGCGGTAAGCACGCGTTTCGCGCCATTGCGCAAGCAGATAGGTGGCCGGGATCAAGGCCATCAGATCGGCATCGGACATGGCACCGGATCTTTGCCGACTGATCCGGTCCAGCAGCGCGATGAAATCCGGTGCCATCACGTCGCTTTGCGCAGTGGCAGCGGCCATGGCGTCCTTCGGGAAAATATCGTTCCGCGCAAGTTCGCGCATAATCACGTCTGGGGTCATGGATTCTCTCTTCCGGTTTAATGGGAATGAAAGACCCGTTTTGCCTGAGCAGGTCAACTCACATGCCGACAATTTCTGACCTTCGCGCGCGCCGCGACGCCCTCTCGGCGCAGCGGTCCTCTGGTGTGGCGCGCGTCAGCTATGACGGCAAGACGGTGGACTATCGCTCTGTGGCCGAGATTGACCGGGCCATCGAGGCGCTTGATCGCGAAATTGCAACCCTCGAGGGACGGCGGATTGTACGGCAGCTGCGCATCACCACGACCAAGGGGCTGTGATCCATGGGGTTGCTCGATAGGTTCCGCCGCCCTCCCACGGGCGGTGTAAATGCCGCGCGCGCCCGGCTTGAGGGCGCAATGTCCCGTCGCCGCTTGCGCGGCTGGAACCCGCCCTTGGAGAATATCAATGCGCTGGTGGCCTCCGGCGGCCCGCGCCTGCTGGCCCGCGCGCGGGAACTTGTCGTCACCAATGGCTACGCCGCCAATGCCTGCGAGGCCTTCGCCGCGAACCTCGTCGGCGACGGGATCAAGCCCTCGTCGCTGATCGAGGACGGGCCGGTTCGCGACCGCGTGCAGCGGCTCTGGCTTGCCTGGACGGACGAGGCCGACGCGGACGGGCTGACCGATTTCTACGGTCTGCAGGCGATGGTCGCGCGGGAGATGTTCGTCGCGGGCGAGTGCTTCGTGCGGATGCGCCCGCGCCGGGCCGAAGATGGCCTGCTGGTGCCGTTCCAGTTGCAGTTGCTGCAATCGGAAATGCTACCCTTCGAGAAGACCGAGACAGCCGCCAATGGGAACCGCATCCGCTGCGGGATCGAGTTCGACGCCATCGGGCGACGGGTGGCCTATCACTTCCGCCGCACGCATCCCGGCGACAGCACCGACCAGCGCGTGGCGGTGCCCGAGACGGTGCGCGTGCCGGCCGAGGACGTGCTGCACATCTACCGCCCGCTCGATGCGGGCCAGATCCGGGGCCTGCCCCATGTCGCGCCGGCCATGGTGCGGCTGTTCCTGCTCGACCAGTACGACGACGCCGAGCTCGACCGGAAGAAGACCGCGGCGATGTTCGCGGGGTTCATCACCAAGACCGCACCGGAAGACCCGATGATGGGCGAAACGCAAGCGGATCTGGATGGCGCGGCCATCGCCAGCCTCGAGCCCGGCACGATGCAGGTGCTGCTGCCCGGCGAGGACGTGAAGTTCTCGGCACCGGCCGACGTGGGCGGCGGTTACGAGGCGTTCCAGTACCGGACACTTCTGGCAGTGTCGGCCTCGCTGGGGCTGCCCTATCATCTGGTCACCGGCGATACCGCCCGAGCCAACTATTCGTCCTTGCGCGCCGAACTCGTGGAGTTCCGCCGCCGCGTGCAGCAGCTGCAGCACGGGGTCATCGCGCATCAGCTCTGCCGCCCCGTCTGGCGGCGCTGGCTGGAAACGGCGCAGCTGGCAGGTCGGTTGGACCACCTTGCTGATCCGGTAGCCGCGCGCGCGGTGCAATGGATCCCGCCGCGCTGGGATTGGGTCGATCCGCTGAAGGACATCCAGGCGCAGGTGCTGGCCATGGAGGCCGGCATCACCTCGCGGCGCAAGGTGGTGGAGGCCACCGGCTACGATGTCGAGGAAGTCGACCGCGAGAACGCAGTAGACGCCAAACGCGCCGCCGATCTGGGGCTGCACTACCGGACCAGCCCCGGCGAAACCCAAGGTGCGCGGGCCACCCCGGCGCGACGGCCCGATCCCGGCAACGCTGCAGATGATGGCAATGGCGACGATCGCGCCATTCAAAAGGAGTAACGCCATGAACAACTGGTACACGATCCGCGCTCGCGCAAGCGGGGCGGAAGTGCTGATCTATGACGAAATCGGCGCCTACGGCGTTTCGGCAAAGGGGTTTCTGGCAGAGCTGGGCGCGCTGCCGGATGACGCGCCCATTGATCTTCGCCTCAACAGTCCCGGCGGCTCGGTCTTTGATGCGGTCGCGATCTTTAATGCACTGACCCGGCATGCAGGGACTGTCACCGTCTGGATCGATAGCATCGCGGCCTCGGCGGCCAGCTACATCGCCATGGCAGGCGATGAGATCGTCATGCCAGAAAATGCCTTCCTGATGATCCATGATCCCTCGGGGCTGGTCATGGGCACCGCCGCCGATATGCGCGACATGGCGGGCGCACTCGACAAGATGGCCGCCAGCATGACGCGCGGCTATGCGGCTAAATCCGGCAAGCCCGAGGAGGAGATCGCCGCGCTGATGGCGGCCGAGACCTGGTTTGACGCGAAGGACGCGCTGGAACTGGGGCTGGCTACGCGTATGGCAGAGCCGGTGCGGATTGCGGCGAGCTTTGATATCGCGCGGTTTCGGAACGCGCCGCCTTCGCTGCTCCAGGACGTCGCGGAAACCGTTGCCACCTCCAACGGTTTTGAACTCGATCCGGATCATATGACGGAGGCAACCCCGCCGGCGGCGTCTGACAGTGATGTTGGGAAAGACAACATCACTCCAGGCGACACCACAACGTCAGCAGAGGACCCATCGGCGCCGCGTGAGCAAAGCGAGGGTGTTGCAGACGGGAACACCCAACCGAGCGGGGCGGAAAGCTGCGTTGCAATCGCCAACGCAGCACCCGATGCCGCTGCCATCCGCACCGAGGTGATTGCCCATGCCCGCGCCGTGATCGATCTCTGCCGTCTGGCGGGTCAGCCGCAGATGGCAGGGCGGTTTTTGGAAGAGGACGCCAGCCTCGACGCGGTGCGTGCCAGCCTGCTGGATTTGAGGTCCGAGGCCGCGCCGCAGATCAACCCGCATCATCCACAACCCGGGCGCAGTTCCACCACACGCCCTTGGGGCGATGTCATCGCCCGCACATTCAAACTGAAAGGCTGACATCATGACCACGCTCACTGAAGGCAAACACGCGGGCGGCTTCCTCACCTGGGAAGTGCTGCGCGACTACACCCGCGAAACTGTCACCCTCGCCTCCGGCGCCGGCAATCTCGCGCCCGGCAGCGTGCTGGGCAAGATCACGACGGGCGGCAAATACACAGTGCTGACCCCCGGTGCCACGAATGGCAGCCAGAATGCCGCTGGCATCCTCTGGGCCGCTGTCGATGCCACCGATGCCGACGCCCTCGGTGTGGTGCTTGTGCGCGGCCCGGCCATCGTGAACCGCCATGAGATCATCTGGCCCGAGGGTGCCACCGAGGCGCAAATCACCACCGCCACCACGGCACTTGCCGCGCTCGGCATCATCCTGCGCTGAGCCAAGGCGCAACTTCCGCATCATTTGTGAAATAGAAGGAGGCTGGCTCATGGCCACCATGGACATCTTTGAAGGCGACGCCTTCTCCATCATCGAGCTGACCCGCGCGCTCGAAAACATCCCCTTCAAGCCCGCGATCCTCTCGGGCGCCGGGCTCTTCGGCAGCCGCGGCGTGCGCACGCGCACCGTGATGATTGAAAGCCGCGACGGCACCCTGTCGCTGATCCCGTTCTCGGAACGCGGCTCGGCCTACGAGTCCCAGATCCCCGAACGCCGCGACATGCGCGCCTTTGTTGTGCGCCAGTTCAAGAAGCAGGACGTGCTCTGGGCCTCGGAAATCCAGGGTATCCGTGATTTTGGCTCGGAAACCGCGGTGAGCCAAGTGCAGACCGAGATCGCGCGCAAGCTCGGACGGCTCCGCAATGATGCCGAGGCCACGTTTGAGTTCCATCTGTTCAACGGCATCCAGGGCGTCGTAAAGGACCCGCGCGACGGGGCCACGGTAATCGACTACCATGCCGAGTTCGGCATCACGCCCGCGGCGGAGGTGGACTTCGATCTGGACAACACGAGCCCCGCTTCTGGCGCGCTGCGCAAGCGGGCCCAGGCGCTGATCGAAAGCGTCGAGGACAGCCTCGGCGGGCTCGCTGCCGGTCAGGTGCAGCTGCGCGCTGAATGCGGATCGGCCTTCTTCGCCGATCTGGTGGCGCACAAGGAGGTGCGCGAGACCTATCTCAACACCGCCGCCGCCGCCGATCTGCGCGGCCGCGTCGGAGAAGAGGTCAGCTTCGGCGGCATCACCTTCCGCCGCTACCGGGGCGGGCTGGGCTTCGGCGTGCCGACCGACAAGGCGTATTTCTACCCCGAGGGCGTCGAGGGGCTGTTCGAGATCTACTACGCGCCTGCCGACACCTTCGAGACGGTCAACACCGTCGGCCTGCCGCTTTATGCGCGGATGATCCCCGATCGTGACCGCGACGAATGGGTGCGCCTCGAGATCGAGAGCAACCCGCTGCCGATCTGCACCCGCCCGCAGGTGTTGCGCAGCGCGCGGCGGACCTGATGAGCGCCGTCGCCATGGCGCTTGATGCGCTGTTTACCGATGGTAATATCGGGATTGATGCGGTCTACCTTCCCGAAGGCGGGGTACCGGTTCTGGTCCGCGTGGTCACCCGCCGCGCGGACGATGTCACCAGCTTTGGTGACACGCGGATCTGGTCGGAGACCACGCGCGTTGATCTGCGCGTGGCCGAGGTGCCAGCGCCGCGCCCCGGCGACCGCATCGAGATCGACAGCGAGGCGTTTCTCATCCAAGGGGAGCCGGTGCGGGATCGCGAGCGGCTCATCTGGACCGTGGATTTGAGGCCAGCGTGAAGCTGAAGCTGGACGTCACGCCCGATCTGGTCGCCATGATGGCCGCCGAGATCGCAGCGGGCGAAAAGGCCGTCTCCGCCGCAACGCGCGAGGCCGGGACCACTCTCAAGTCCGCCTGGCGCGCGCAGATCACCGGCGCGGGATTGGGTCAGAGGCTCGCGCGCACCATTCGCTCGGAGCAGTTCCCCAAGGGCAAGCCGAGCCTGAATGCGGCGGCGCTCGTCTGGTCCAAGGCACCGGTCATCATCGGCGCGCATGACACCGGACCGCTGATCCGCTCGCGCAACGGGTTCTGGCTGGCGATCCCGACGCCCGCCGCCGGGCGTGGCTTGCGCGGCGGCCGGATCACGCCCTTTGAGTGGGAACGCCGTCGCGGGCTGCGCCTGCGCTTCGTCTATCGCCGTCGCGGCCCGAGCCTGCTGGTGGCGGAGGGGCGGCTGAACACGAAGGGCCAGGCCGTGGTGTCGCGTTCGAAGACCGGGCGCGGCAAGGTCACCGCGCCGATCTTCCTGCTGGTGCCTCAGGTGAAACTGCGCAAGCGGCTGGATCTGGCGCGGGACGCCGAGCGCGCGCTCGACATCGTACCCGGGTTGATCGTCGCGAACTGGGTCGAGGCGCGCTTTCGATGAGATATTCAACGCAAAAACCTCTGGCGCCGGCAGCCGGACAGGGTCAGACTGCGTGTCGAACCATGCCGGGCCAAGCGATGCCATCAACCGATCGACTGAAACAGGACAACGCCCATCTGTTACGGACGCAACGGCACTTCCGGCGTGCGGCAGACGTGATCACGGATGCCTGGTCCAGCTTCCCGCAGGTTGTGGCGATCGCGGTCATCGGATCGGTTGCCAAGCCCCTGTGGAAGGAAGTGCCGCGTTTCGCCCCGTATCGTCGCCGCGGCATTCCGCTATGGCATGAATGCAAGGACCTCGACTTGGCGCTCTGGCTTGACGACCTGGCCGGCCTCGGTGATCTGCGGCGGGCAAAGGTGGCAGCGCTGAGGGCCGAGTACGAGCGTCAACAGGATTTCGGCGTGGCGGACCATCAGGTCGACGTGTTCCTGTTCGAGCCTGGGAGCGACGCTTATCTCGGCCGGCTCTGTCACTTCAATCGTTGCCCGAAGTCGCGGCCCGAATGCGCCGTACCAGGCTGCGGTGCAACGCCGTTCATGCGGCAGTTCCCCGAGTTCGAGGTGGATGGCGACATCCTCGCGGGCGTGGAGAGAAGCACCCTCTATACACGAGCCGAAGGCATCCGATGCTCCGCCACGGATTTTCCCGAGGCTGTCGACAGCGATTGATCCTGCGCTCGCCTGATTTCCGGCCGCCTATCTGCGGGACTGGCGCTGAGCGCTCTGCCTCGAGAAATATGCCATGCCCACCACCTTTGAGACCATCATCACCGCGCTGCACGCGCGGCTATCGGGGCTGCCTGCCACCGCACTCCGCGGCGAGGTGCTGCCCGAGCGTGTCCCGGCCGAGGGCCTGCTGATCCTGCGCGATGGCGAGCCGGGGGAGCCGGAGGTGACGCTCTCGCCGCTGCGCTACCACTACCAGCACCGCGCCGAGATCGAGGCGGTCGTGCAGGGTGCAGCGCGTGACGCCGCCTTCGACACGCTGACCGCCAGCATCGGCACGGCGCTCGCTGCCGACCGCACGCTGGGCGGGCTCTGTGACTGGGTCGAGGCGGAAGCGCCGCGGCCCGTGGACTTGGCCGTAGAGGGCGCAGCCAGCCTGAAGGCGGCGGTCATTTCGGTCGTCTTGCATTATTCAACTGACGACCCGCTTGGGTGAACCTGCGGCCAGCCTGAAGGCCGCGTTCGGCGGGACGACAGTCCACTGGACTGTCGTCTGATCCGCCTCACTCCCGGTGGTGCTGCACTATTCAACGGCCGATCCTCTGGCCTGATCCAACCGAAAATCAAGGAGACTTACCATGTCACGAGCACAGGGAGCGCGGTCGCAAATGGCGCTGGCGTTCGAGTCGACCTATGGAATGCCGCCCGTCGGCGGCTTCACAAAGATGCCGTTTGCAAGCGCCACGCTGGGCGCGGAACAGCCTCTGCTGGATTCCGAGCTTCTTGGATATGGCCGCGATCCATTGCCACCGGTCAAAGACGCGGTCACGTCGGACGGCGATGTGGTAGTGCCGATCGACGCCGAAGCGTTTGGGTTCTGGCTGAAGGCGGCCTTCGGCGCGCCGACCACGACCGGCACCGGCCCCTGGACGCACGAGTTCCAGTCCGGGTCCTGGACGCTGCCCTCGATGTCGATCGAGACCGGCATGCCGGAGGTGCCGCGCTACGCTATGTATTCCGGCTGCGTGCTGGATCAGCTCAGCTGGCAGATCCAGCGCTCCGGCCTGCTGACCGCCACCGCCCGGCTTGTGGCGCAGGGCGAGACCGTGGGCACGACCACCAGCGCGTTCGGCGCACCCGCCTCACCACCCACCGCGCTGGAACTGAAGCGCTTCGGCCATTTCAACGGCGCGATCAAGCGCAACGGCGTGGATCTGGGCAATGTGGTCTCGGCCGAGATCACCTACACGAACAATCTCGACCGGATCGAGACCATTCGCAGCGATGGCAGGATCGACGGGGCCGACCCAAGCATCGCGGCGCTCACCGGCCGGATCGAGGTGCGCTTCGCTGACCAGACGCTTGTGACGCAGGCGATCAATGGCGATCCGTGCGAGATGGAATTCGCCTACGTCCTGCCGTCCGGCGAGAGTTTCACCTTCACCGTGCACGCCGTCTACCTGCCGCGCCCGCGGATCGAGATCTCCGGGCCGCAGGGCGTGCAGGCCACCTTCGACTGGCAGGCCGCGCGCGACAGCGTCGTCGGCCGGATGTGCACCGCAACCCTCGTGAATGATGTGGAGACGTATTGATGCTGACGCTCGACCTGACCAACGCCCCGCGCTGGCATGACCTGGCACCCGGTGTCCGCGTGCAGCTCCGCCCGCTGACCACCGCGCTGATGGTGGCGACCCGGAGCGATCCCGCCGTCGAGGCAGTTCCGGAGGAGGCGTCCGACGAGGAACGCGCGGTCGCCTTTGCCAAGGCGCTCGCGCGGCGCGCGGTGCTCGCCTGGGAGGGCATTGGCGATGCCGACGGCAACCCCATCGATCCGAGCCCCGAGGCCATCGACGCGCTGCTCGACGTCTGGCCGATCTTCGAGGCCTTCCAGCTGACCTATGTCTCGAATGGGCTGCTGCTGGAGCAGGAAAAAAACGCCTCCGCGCTCTCGCCGAATGGGAATTCGGCGGGGGCGCGCGATACTGCGGAGCATGCGAAAGGGCGTGCGAAGACTGCCCCGCCAGACTGAACCAGCCCCTGACACATGAGGGTTGGCAGGTCTGGGACCTCGTCGGGCGCCTCGGCGGCCAGCTTCGCGTGCTGCCCGGCGCGGTGATCGGCTGGGACATGGGCGCGGCGCTGGCGCTCGGTGACGCGCTCGGCGTGCCGCCCATTGCCATGGCCGAACTGCTGCCCGTCATCGAGGCGGTGATGGTCGCCAAACTCAACGAACAGATGGATCATTCGCATGGCTGAAAAAAGGGTCAGCGTCCGCCTCGCGGCCGTGGGCGGGCGACAAGTACGCTCCGAGCTCGAAGGCGTGGGCGAGGCCGGCAAGCGGGGCTTCGGGCGGCTCAGTGCGGAGATGGAGGCCGCGAACCGTCGGTTGGCCGCCTTCACACGCCGGGTGCGCGTCGTCGCAGCTGCCGCCGTCGCCGCCGCCGGCGTAGCGGGCGTTGCCATGGTGCGCTCCGGCCTCCAGACCGTCGATGCACAGGCCAAGCTGGCAGCCTCGCTCGACACCACTGTCGAGAGCATTCAGGTGCTCGAGCGCGCGGGCGATCTCGCAGGCGTGTCGATGGGTGAAGTCCAGCAGGCGACTGTCCAGCTGACGCGACGGCTCAGCCAGGCGGCGGCCGGGACTGGCCCGGCCGTCAAGGCGCTCGATCAACTGCGGCTCTCGGCGGCGGAATTGCAGGCCTTGCCATTGGACCAGCGCATCGCGCTGATCCAGGACCGGCTGTCGGAATTCGTGCCGCAGGCCGAACGCGCGGCGGTGGCCTCGCAGATCTTCGGCGACCGCGCAGCCGTGATGTTCACCCGCATCGATAGCGCCACATTGCGCCAGGCGACGGAGGATGTGCGCGATTTCGGGGTGGTGGTCTCGGATCAGGACGCCGCGCAGATCGAGCGCACCAATGACGCCATCTCGCGGCTCGGGCTGATCTGGCGGGGCCTGTCGAACCAGCTGGCCGTCGCCGCCGCGCCCGCGTTGGAGGCTGTCGCCGACGCCATGGCGGCGGTCGCCCGCACCACCGGGCCGCTCGGGCAGGCCATCCGTGGCCTTTTTGACAATCTCGGGCGTCTGACGACCTATGCCACCACCTTCGTCACATTCATGGCGGGGCGCTGGGTGGCCGGGCTGGTTGCGGCGGCGGTGTCCGTGCGCGGGCTGGCAACGGCGCTGGTATTCCTGCGCGGCGCCCTGATCCGAACCGGCATCGGTGCACTCATCGTCGGTGCGGGCGAGCTGGTCTATCAGTTCGGGCGGCTGGTCTCCGGTGCCGGTGGCTTTGGCAATGCGCTCGAGCTGATGGGCGATGTGGCCCGCGCGGTCTGGGACGGCATGGGTCGCTATCTGGGCTCTTTCACCGACGACTTTCGCGCCATGCGCGCCGATATCGAGCGCATCTGGACGCAGATGATTGCCTTCCTCGCCGGTAAATGGGCCGATTTCCTCGGCCAGATTGCCCCGACCTTCAATGCAGTGTCCGAGCGCATCGGATCGTCTCTACAGATCGACGTGATCGGGGCGCAGTCCTACGCGTCGTTTCTCGAAAACGCCGCCAATAATGCGGGCATCATGGCCGACCGCTTTCGCGAGCGTGCCGAGGAGACCCGCGCCACGGCCTTCGACGGCCTGCGCGAGGCAGCGGCCGCGCTGGTGGCGGCGGTTCAGGGTTCGGGGGCGGAGACCGATGACGCGAGCGCCGCGGCGCAGCGCATGGCCGATGCGCTCGCAGAGGCCGAGACCACCGCAAAGCGCGCGGGTGCAGCCGGAGAAGGGGCAGGGAAGAAAACCAAAAAAGGCGCGAAGGAAGCGCTGACCGGATGGGAAGCGGTCACCAAAGCCGTCAGCGACTATGCGAAAGAGGCCCGCGAGATCGGCGCCGATCTCGGCCAGAGCCTCGTCGGTGCCTTCCAATCCGCGGAAACGGCCGTGGCCGATTTCGTGCGCAATGGAAAGCTCGAATTCAGCGATCTGGTGACCTCGATGATCGCCGATCTTGCGCAGCTCGCGGCGCGGCGTTTCATCCTCGCGCCGCTCACCAGTGCGGTCTCCGGCGCGCTTGGCGGCGCTGGCGGAATCTTTGCCGACATCCTGCATGCGGGCGGCACGGTGGGCATGCCCGGACCCTCACGCATGGTCCCGGCGATGGCCTTTGCCGCCGCGCCCCGGATGCATTCCGGCGGCATGGCCGGGCTTCGCCACGACGAGGTTCCGGCGATCCTGCAGCGCGGCGAGCGGGTGCTCTCGCGGCGGGAAGCTGCCGGATACGGCGCGCGTGGCGATGGCGGGACGACTGTCAATGTCACCATCATGGCGCGCGACGCCGAGAGCTTCCGCCAATCAAGGACACAGGTCGCTGCGGATATTGCTCGAGCAGTTTCTCTTGGGCGGAGGGGGCTGTGACCATGCCTTGCCTGATCATCAATGGATGGCGCGACGACGAGAGCTTCCGGCAGTCGCGGACGCAGGGTGAGGCCGAAGAGCGGAACGTCCAGTGGACGTTCCGCCGGCCGAACGCCGATATCGCGCGCGCGGTCAAACTTGGCAGGCGGGGCATGTGATGGCGTTTCACGAGGTCCGGTTTCCCGACAACATCGGCCGCGGCGCGCGGGGCGGACCCGAGCGGCGCACCCAGATCGTCGAGCTCGCCTCGGGTGCCGAAGAGCGGAACGCCAGCTGGGCCAACTCACGCCGCCGCTTTGACGTCGCCTATGGCATCCGCCGCGCCGACGATCTCGCCGCTGTCGTCGCCTTCTTCGAGGCGCGGAACGGTCGCCTGCACGGTTTCCGCTTCAAGGACTGGGGCGACCACAAGTCCTGCCTGCCTTCGGGCACGCCATCGCCGACCGACCAGGCGATCGGCACCGGCGACGGCGCGACGACCGCCTTCCAGCTGGTGAAGCGCTACGCCTCGGGCGCGCAATCCTGGACGCGCGCCATCGCCAAGCCCGTCACGGGTAGCGTTCGCATCGCATTTGGTGGGGTCGAGCAGCCCTCCGGCTGGTCGGTTGACGCCACGACCGGTGTCGTCACCTTCAGCGCCCCGCCGGGTGCTGGCGTCGCGATCACCGCGGGCTTCGAGTTCGACGTGCCGGTCCGTTTCGACACCGACGCGCTCGACGTGACACTCGATCTCGAGCGGCTCGGTGCGATCACTTCGATTCCGCTGCTGGAGATCCGGCGATGACGGTGATGTCAGCGTCATTCGGATATCATCCATGCGAATGACGCGATCCGTTACCTAGCCCGGGGCGCGGGATGACAGATCGGTGTCACGTCGTGATTCTCTGACGCGCTCGCCCTTTTAAATTTCAATGCCTCCAGGAACGCCTCCGGGGTCATGACATCAAGGATCACCGGGTCCGGATCGGGATCGCTGCTGGCTGTGGATTCGCTGCTGTTTCCAGCCTTGTCAGTCGCATTGTGTGTCATGAAAACGCCCCTCTGCGGCCAACCCACCCTCACCGGCACGATGGCTCACAGCACCAAACACATCAAGGATATTCCATGAAATCCTTCAACCCCGCGCTTCAGGCGCATCTCGCAGACTGCACGACGACGCTGGCGTGGTGCTGGCGCATTACCCGCGCCGATGGCACCGCTTTCGGCTTCACCGATCACGACCGGACGCTCTCCTTTGACGGCACCGAATTCGAGCCCGAGAGCGGGCTCACGGCCTCCGAGGTCCGCTCAAACTCGGACCTGTCGGTCGATGCGCAGGACGCAGAAGGCGTGCTGACCTCTGACCGCATCACCGAGACCGACATTCTCGACGGCCGCTGGGACAACGCCGAGGTCGAGCTGTGGCGGGTGAACTGGGCCGACACGAGCCAGCGCGTGTTGATGCACCGCGGGTCCATAGGCCAGATCCGGCGCGGGCGGCTGGCGTTTGTGGCCGAGGTCCGCTCGCTCGCTCATGTTCTGGGCCAGACGGTCGGGCGGACCTTCCAGGCGAGTTGCGACGCGGAGCTTGGCGATGCGCGCTGTACCGTCGATCTGGAGGACCCGACCTACAAGGGCAGCGGCGCCGTGATCGACCTCTTGCGCGACCGGGCATTCACGGCCTCGGGCCTCGGTGGCCTCAAAGCCGGCTGGTTCACCTTCGGCACGCTGGACTGGACCAGCGGCGCGAACACGGGGCGGCGCGCGGAGGTGCTGAGCCATGATGTCACCGACGGCGTGGCGGTGCTGACGCTGCTCGAGGCGCCAGTGCGGCCCATCGCCGAAGGCGATGCCTTCACCATCCGCGCGGGCTGCGACAAGCGCATCGAGACCTGTGGCGCGAAGTTCGCCAACACCGTTAATTTCCGCGGCTTCCCGCACATTCCGGGGCAGGACACCGTGCTGCGCTATGCGTCGCGCGATGGGAACCACGAAGGAGGCGTATTGTGAAACCCGCCGATCCGGAGAGGATTATCGCCGCCGCCCGCGCCTGGCTCGGCACGCCGTATCATGACCAGGCCAGCCTGCGCGGGACGGGATGCGACTGCGTCGGGCTCGCGCGCGGCGTCTGGCGAGAGGTCGTCGGTCCAGAGCCATTCCCGTTTCCGCCCTACAGTCGCGACTGGGGCGAGACAGAATCGCGCGAGCTGGTGGCCGAGGTCGCGCGGCGCATGATGATTGAGGTTCCGGTTACCAATGCCTGCCCCGGCGCAATGATCGTCTTCCGCATGATGCCCCGCGCCATTGCCAAACATGTCGGGATCCTGACCGCGCCCGGCAGCTTCATCCACGCCTATGAGCGCCTTGGCGTGATCGAGCAGCCGCTCACCCAAAACTGGCGGCGGCGCATCGCGTTCGCCTTCCTGTTTCCCGAGGGGGACTGATCTGTGACAACGCTTGTCCTCGGCGCGGCCGGCACCGCCATTGGCGGCAGCATCGGCGGGACCATCCTTGGTGTGAGCGCCGCCACCATCGGCGGCGTCATCGGCTCATCCGTCGGGTCGGTGGTCGATAGCTGGATCGTCTCTTCGCTCGCGCCAGCGCAGCGGATCGAGGGGCCGCGGCTCGACACTCTGCGGATCACGTCCTCGACCGAGGGCGCGGTGATCCCGCGGCTCTACGGCCGGATGCGCATGGGTGGCAACATCATCTGGGCCACCGATTTCCGCGAGGAGATCAGCACCACCACGCAGGGCGGCGGCAAGGGCGGCGGCGGCAAGGTCAAGACCACCGAGTATCTCTACTTTGCCTCCTTCGCCGTGGCGCTCTGCGAGGGCCCGATCACCGGGATCGGGCGCATCTGGGCCGACGGGAAGCCCATGGATCTCTCCGGCATCACCTGGCGCTGGTATCCGGGCGACGAGACGCAGAGCCCCGATCCGTTCATTGCCGCGAAGACGGGAGCTTTGATTACACCCGCGTATCGCGGCACCGCCTATGTCGTGTTCGAGGAACTGCCGCTGGCCGATTTCGGCAACCGCATTCCGCAGCTCTCCTTCGAAGTGTTCGCACCCGTAGCCGATCCCGACACCGCCGAGGGTCTCACCCGCGCCGTGACCATGATCCCGGCCTCGGGCGAGTTCGTCTATGCGACGGACGGCATCCGCAAGGGACGGAGAGGAAATCAGGGCCCGGAGAACCTCATCGCGCTCTCGGACACTGCCGACATGGTGGTGGCGCTCGACCGGTTGCAGGCCAGCGCGCCACATGTCGAGAGCGTCAGCCTCGTTGTCGCATGGTTCGGCGACGATCTGCGCGCGGGCGTGTGCAGCCTTCGCCCGGGGGTTGATACCTCCTTCAAGATCACGACCCCGCAGACATGGATCGTGAACGGCGTCACCCGCGCCGCTGCGCATCTCGTGAGCATGGATGACGAAGGCCGGCCAAATTTCGGAGGCACGCCGGCCGATTTTGGCGTGGTGCAGGCGATCCGGGAGTTGAAGGCCCGCGGGCTGCGCGTCACGCTCTCACCGTTCATCCTGATGGATGTGCCGCCCGGCAACAGCCTGCCGAACCCCTATTCCGACAACGCCGCCGAGACGGGCCAGCCCGCCTTCCCCTGGCGGGGGCGGATCACCTGTTCGCCAGCTGCGGGCTTCGCCGGGACCGTGGACAAGACCGCGACGGCCGCCGCGCAGGTCGCGGCCTTCTTCGGCAGCGCGAGGCCGTCCGATTTCGCAATCATTGGCGAGAGAGTCATCTGGACCGGCCCCTCGGGCGACTGGGGCCTGCGCCGGATGGTGCTGCACTACGCGCATCTCTGCACAGCCGCCGGCGGGGTCGATGCCTTCCTGATCGGCTCCGAGATGCGCGGGCTGACCACGATCCGCTCGGGGGCCAGCACCTATCCGGCGGTGCAGGCCTATCGAGACCTGCTTGCGGATGTGCGGAGCATCCTCGGGTCCGAGACCAGGATCGGCTACGCCGCCGACTGGTCGGAATACTTCGGGCACCAGCCGCAGGACGGCAGCGGCGACGTGTTCTTCCACCTCGACCCGCTCTGGGCGGACACCAATACTGACTTCATCGGCATCGACAACTATATGCCGCTGTCGGACTGGCGTGATGGGTTCGAACACCTCGACGCGCTGGACGGCAGCCCCGCGATCTACGACCGCGCCTATCTTCAGTCGAACATCGCCGGCGGCGAGGGGTTTGAGTGGTTCTACGCGTCCGATGCCGATCGCGCTGCGCAAATCCGGACGCCGATCCTCGACACGGCATCGGTTTTTGCCGCGATCACGCCATCTCGCAGTTTTTCCGAGACCTCCGGTTCCACGATAACCGACGACGACTTCGGTGGCGCAGTGACCCGGCAATCAGATGCGGCGTTTTCCGCAAGGGTGCCGCTTCCGGCCAACCCGACCGACGGCGTCCTGTTCGAGCGCGGTGGCTCTGGTACTGGCATGCTGCTCGGCCTGCGCGAGGGCGGTACCGTGTTCCGATACAGAGCCGGCAGGGGCTCCGTGACGGCTCCGGACAACGAGGCCGCTTTTCTGGATATCCCTATCGCGGACATGCCTTTCGATGGCGAGGAGCATGAGCTTGTCTGGGATGTCACCATGGCAACGGGGACGATTCGGCTCTGGTGTGATGGCGTATTGCTCGGCTCGGCTGCAACGACCGACGGGGATCTCTTGAACTGGGCCGGCGCGGGCTCTGGCAGCTACGGCGCCAGTGGCCCGGGGGCCACCAACATCACCGGTGAGCCAACTACCGGTTGGCCCGTGCCCGTTCCGAACCCGCTTCTGATGTATGACCAGGCTATCACATTTGATCGCGGAAACACCGACTGGGTCTTCCGCCCCAAAGACCTGCGCGCCTGGTGGTCGAGCACTCACCACGACCGCCCGAACGGCAATGCGCTGATGCAACCCACAGACTGGGCGCCGCAATCGAAGCCGATCTGGTTCACCGAACTGGGCTGCCCGGCTATCGACCGGGGCACCAACCAGCCAAACGTCTTTTACGATCCGAAGTCGTCGGAAAGCTTCACGCCGCATTTCTCGCGGGGCTGGCGCGATGACGCCATCCAGCGCGCCTATCTGGAGGCGACGTATCTCTGGTGGGGCGAGGCTGCGAACAACCCGACCTCAATCGTCTACGGCGACCGCATGGTGCATGTGCCGGAATGTGCTGCCTGGACCTGGGATGCGCGGCCCTATCCGTTCTTCCCGGAGATGACCGACTTCTGGACGGACGGACCGAACTGGCGGCTCGGGCACTGGCTGACCGGACGGCTCGGGTCGGTGTCGCTGGCCGCACTCGTGCGGCACCTCTGCCTGCGCGCAGGGCTGCCAGAAGATCGCATCGATGTCACCGGCCTCTGGGGCGCGGTCGAGGGCTATGCCATCACCGCGCTGGAGAGCCCGCGCGCCTCGATCACCACGCTCGCGCGGCATTTCGGCTTCGACGCGGTGGAGACCGAGGGCGTCATTCGCTTTGTCATGCGCGGTCGGGCCTCCGTCGCCACCCTTGCGCCCGACGATCTGGTGGCGGCAGGCGAGGGCGACGTCATGGAGCTCACGCGCGGTCAGGAGACCGAACTGCCGCAGGCCCTGAAATGGCAGGTGGCGCGCGCCGACGAGGATTACGATGCCGCACAGGTCGAGGCGCGGCGCATCACTGTCGATACGACGCGCATCGCGTCCGAGTCCTTCCCCATGGCGGTGCCGCCCGAGGAAGCCGAGCGCCGCTGCCGCCGCGCGCTGATGGAAGCTTGGGTGGGTCGCGAGACGGCGGCGTTCCGTCTGCCGCCCTCGCGCCTCGCGCTCGATCCGGCCGACGCGATCAGGCTTGAGCATGACGGGCGGCTGCTCGATCTGCGGCTCGTCTCCATCGCCGACGCCGAGGCGCGCGGTATCGAGGCTTTGCGCCAGGACCGGGCGACCTACGACCTGCCGCCCGGGCAGGCCCGACCTTCGTCGCTCTCGCGCGCCGTCGTGTTCGGCGCGGCGGATGCGGTGCTGATGGACCTGCCGCAGCTGACCGAGGACCAGGCCGCGCATCGGCCCCTCATTGCGGCGCACGCGGTTCCATGGCCGGGCGAGATCGCGGTGTTCCGCAGCCCGTCGACCGACGGGTTCGAACTTCTCACCATCTTTGGAACCCGCGCCAGGATGGGAACGCTCGTCTCGGATTTATTCGCGGGGCCGGTGTCGCGCTTCGATCTCGGCAATGCGCTTGTAATCGACCTGCTGACCGGCACGCTGGAAAGCGTCACCGATCTGACGCTGTTCGGCGGTGCCAACGCGCTTGCCATCGAGAGCGCGCCCGGGGTCTGGGAGATCGTGCAGGCGGGCGCGGCCGAGCTGCTCGCGCCCGGCCGGTATCGGCTCACCCGGCTCCTGCGCGGTCAGCGCGGAACCGAGGGTGCCATGGCCAACCCGGCGCCCGCTGGCGCGCGGGTCGTCATGCTGGACACCGCGCTCGCATCGCTGCCGATTGCTGAGGCCGATCTCGGCATCCCGTGGAACTGGCGCATCGGTCCAGCCAGCCGCGCGGTCAGCGATGAGACCTATATCGCGCAGGCCTTCACGCCCGAGGGCATCGGGCTGCGTCCATTCTCCGTGGTCCATGTGGAGCAGCCGTGGCGCTCACCGCGCGCGCCCGGCGATCTGACGATCCGCTGGACGCGCCGGTCCCGGTCGCTCGCGGCCGACAGCTGGGGCGGGCTGGAGGTGCCGCTCGGAGAAGAACTCGAAGCCTACGAGGTCGAGATCCTCGACGGCACCACCATGAAGCGGGTGCTGAGCACCGCCACCACCAGCGCGGTCTACACCGCCGCCCAGCAGATCGCCGACTGGGGCGCGCCGCTCGGGTCCGGCGACACTCTCGACATCCGCATCTTCCAGCTCTCCGCCCTCGTGGGGCGGGGCGCACCGAAAACCGTCACGCTCACGTTCTGAAAGCCAACCCATGTCCGACACCACGACCCATCTGCTGCTGCCCTACATCCTCGCGGCGCAGGCCCAGAAGCATGTCACCCATAACGAGGCGCTGCGCATCCTCGACGGGTTGGTGCAACTCTCCGTCAAGGATCGGGATCTGACCGCGCCGCCGGCATCGCCCGCCGACGGCGATCGCTACATTGTCGCCTCGGGCGCGACCGGCGACTGGGCTGGCTGGGACCTGAACGTGGCGCTCTGGACCGACGGCGCCTGGCTCCGCCTGCCGCCGCGCGCGGGCTGGCGGGCGTGGATCGAGGACGAGGGTGTGCTGCTCGTCCACGACGGCGCGGACTGGATCGGTACTACGCCAAACGCGCTGCAGAACATGGCGCTGCTGGGCGTCGGCACGACGGCGGATGCGTCGAACCCGTTCTCGGCCAAGCTGAACGCCGCGCTCTGGACCGCGAAGTCCGTGGCCGAGGGAGGCACCGGCGATCTGTTCTACACCATGAACAAGGAGGCCGCGGGCGACGATCTCGGCCTCACGCTGCAGACCGGTTTTTCTACCCGCGCGCTGCTGGGCCTCTTCGGCTCCGACCGGCTCCGGCTTGCGGTCTCGCCCGATGGCAGCAGCTTCTTCGATGGGCTGATCGTCGACAACGCCACCGGTATCGTCGACCAGCCCCGGCTGCCACGGTTCAAGGCCTGGACCAACTACGACAACTATGTCGGCGTCGGCACCTGGACGAAGATCGGCATCAACAACACCGAGTATAACGATCAGGGCGCGTTCGACGCCGTCAACAACCGCCTCATAGCCCCCGCCTCCGGCACCTACCTCTTCGGCGCGTCGCTGCTCTACAAGATCAACGCCAGCGCCTCGGCCCGAATGCGCGGGCGGCTCGTGCTGAACGGCACGAGCGAGATCCGCGGATCCTTCGGCGAAATCAGCGGCGCGCATGTCTCCGGGGCGACCGCGCTCTGGCTGCAAACCATGGCGGTGCTGCAGCAAGGCGATACCGTCGAGTTGCAAGGGTATTTCCGCGCGCAGGACGGTTATTTCGCGGCCGGGCACACCAGCTTCTGGGGGGCGAAGATCGGATGAGCAACCGGCACACAGTCGTCGAGCAGGTCGCGCAGGCCTTGCGCGATCACGGCCTCACGGCGGCCATCGGCGTCTGGTTCACCGTCATCGCCGGGCTGGCGAGCGCCGTGACGCGCAAGGCGTTCACCAACGAGGCGCTGCTGCACAAGCTCGAGCAGGAACTGGCCGAGGAACGCACCCGCATCGAGAAGCGCCGCGACGAGGATCGCAAGATCGATCACGACCGGCTCGCGCGCATCGAGCGCGATATCCACGACATGCGCAACCTGATCTTCGCCGCCTTCCAGCGCAAGAACGGCGACTGACGCGCGAGGGCGGCGCAACGCAGCGCGCGCAGGCCGCATCGTGCGGCAAGCCGACGCTGGCAGGCTCACTCCCCCTGCAATCCTGACCCCACCGACCGCGCCCCAACTTGGCGGCGGCCCATTCCGCATGCCCTTCCACCCCAAGGAGACGCCCCATGTCCGACCCCATCCGCACCTTCCGCCATCACCGCGACGTGCCCGAGCACCTCTGGCGCTGGAAAAACTTCTCGCCCGCCGAGATCGCCTGCCGCGGCTCCGGCCAGCTCAAGCTGCACCCCGAGGCCCTCGACAAGCTGCAGGCGCTGCGCGACCGGCTCGGCAAGCCGCTGATCGTCCGCTCGGCCTATCGCTCGCCCGAGCACAACCGCGCGGTCGGCGGCGCGCCGCGCTCGAAGCACATGGACGGCACGGCGTTTGATATCGCCATGTCGAACCACGACCCCGCCGCCTTCGAGGCAGCGGCGCGCGCGGTGGGATTCCTCGGCTTCGGCTTCTACCCGCGCTCGGGCTTCATCCATATCGACCTCGGCCCCGCGCGTCAGTGGGGTGAGCGCTTCCCGCCGCGTGCGGCACCTTTTGCCGCTGAGACCCCGCCCGCGCGCGAGGCCATCGCGCAAAGCCGCACGCTGCGCGGCACGGGCGCGGCCGGGGTGGCGACGGTGGGGGCCGCCGGGATCGAGGTCGCGCAGGAGGTTCTGGCCGAGGCGCAGGGCGCGCTCCTGCCGCTGGTGCCGTATCTGGACACCCTTCGCTGGGTGTTCATCGCGCTGGCGCTGGGCGGGATCGCGGTGGCCGTCTGGGCCCGGCTCGACGACTGGAAGCGGGGCCTGCGCTGATGTGGGCCAGCCTCGCGGCCGGCATCCTTGCCCGGCCATGGGCGCGGCGGGTGGCTGCCATCGCCCTCGTCGCGCTCACGATCACGCTGTTTCTGATCAACCTCCGCCGCACCGCCGAGCGCGCGGGCCGCGCCGCCGAACGGTTTGAGCAACTGGAGCGCAACGATGCCATCCACCGCCAGATGCTGCTTGTGGCCGCGCGCCGCCCTCGCAGCCGCGACGATCTTCTTGACCGGTTGCACGACGGCGGGTTCTGA